ATAAGGTTGAACTTTCTAGCACTGAGAATTTGAACCTTTTTAATAATGATCGTTTTGTGTGCTTGATTGATCATGAAAAAAGGGATGAAGTTTTGCAGCTTATGCATGATGAAGGTATTGAGGTTTTAAAAGATGCGTCACTATTATGAAAAGAACCAAAAAATATAACCCGCTTAAGCAACTTGATTTGGTTGCAAAGCAAGCGTTAAAGAATGCGGCGGTGGGTTATGTAACTGGTAGTGAAGGCTGCAAATTAATCGATTTACGCAATAAGCAAGTTTCTTATGCTTCACACACAACGGTCAAACTCATATCAACATTGCGCCACAAATGGTCTGTTTTTATAGCAGTGTTTGGGATTGATAGCACAGGCCAGAAGTATATGAAGTCTGAAGAAATAATAGTGAATCGACCTGTTTTGCAGTCTGAGTTATCTGACATATTAAACGAGAAACATTTAGCACTTGGTAAGAATTTCAACAAAAAGCATTTGATCAATTATGGTTGGATTGGTACACCTTTTTTGAAAGAGTGGCAAGAATCTGAGGCATTTGATTTGCTAACCAATTTAGGTGCTTTTGAATATAGATTAGAGGATCAAGAGTGATGAGTTATGGAAGATTTGCAAGGGCGAGAGAAAAAGAAATGGTGGAAACACTGCAAACTCAAAGTGAACGTATTGCAGAGCTTGAGAATCAATGGATTAGTGTTGAGGATGAAATGCCTAGCGCAGAACACGCCATAGTTATTGTTGATTTTTATGGTGGTAACGTAGGTGTTGGATACCCCCATAAAGGAAAAATCCTAGACGAACCTATGGGTATGTTATTTAACGGTGTAACACATTGGCAACCGATGCCTGCACCACTAAAGGAGCAAGAATAATGGCAAAAGAAACAACAACTGAAGAAATGGATAAAATAGTGCCTGTCGTTGTCGCTAAAATGGAGCATCAAAGCTTTCAATCAATATGTGATGAGTTGGGGCGATCATATCAGTCACTGCAGCAAGCATTGCGAAGGCGAGGGATATTAATTTCAATGGTGAAATATGGCTACAAGAAAAAAAAGCCATCATATGAAGAATATCTTAACAATGAATCTTATTGAGGAACAAAAACAATGAATTATTCGTTATTGGTAATCATAACCGCCATTGCAATACTTTTGATCGCTAGCGTATTGATGGAGCAAGAATAATGAGTACTAGAAAACAACTTAACACTGATATCCAACTCCAGATTTTAGCTCAGTTATCTATGAATAATGTTTTATTAATGGCTATAGCTGATAAATCAATTGATAGGGCTACTCGCGACAGCTTCAAAGATGCTCAAGATTACTTTAGTAGCATAAATAATAAGTTAGTGGAACAATCCAAAGTTTTGGATAAGATGGAGTAAGAATGATAAATATAAATTTATTACATACACACGCTCAAATACCACAGCGCGGATCTTATGAGTCTGCTGGGTTGGATTTGCACACAGTTGATAGTGTTACTATACCGCCGGGGCAACGTGCGTTATTACGTACAGGTTTTGCAATGTCAATGCCTCAAGGTTATGTTGGGTTGATATGGCCGCGCAGTAAATTAGCCGCTAAAATGGGTGTTGATGTACTTGCAGGTGTTGTAGATTCTGACTACCGGGGCGAGGTTATGATCAGTTTGTTGAACACTGGGCTTGATGCTGTTGAAATTAAAACGGGTGACAAAGTGGCACAGATGATCATTCAACGGCATTCTTCTAGTATGAAAATAAATGTGGTGGATGATTTAGATAGAACGATGAGAGGTAAAGCTGGCGTTAATTCCAGTGAAATGCGGTTGCGGTAGTTATAAATTGTTTATGCTGTATAATGCAGCATAGGCACTTTTTAATATCTCTAAAGGGGATCAACATGGCAAAGCCAGAACACTATCAACATTCAATTCAAAAAGTTAGCGACTTAATACCATACGTTAACAATTCACGCACACACAGCGACGAACAAATAAACCAAGTAGCAAGCTCAATAAAAGAATTCGGATTTACCAGCCCGGTATTAATAGACGAGAAAGGCGGTATTATTGCAGGTCATGGTCGAGTCATGGCAGCAAAAAAATTAAACTTAGAAGAAGTGCCTTGCATCACTCTTGAAGGTTTAACAGAGGCACAGAGAAAAGCTTACATCATCGCAGATAACCAGTTGCCTTTGAACGCTGGGTGGGATTTGGATAAACTTAAATTAGAAATTGATACATTAACAGAGCTTGATTTTGATATTGATTTGCTTGGCTTTGATGATGATTTTCTTGATTTGTTAATTGGTGAATTTATTGAAAATAATTCTGACCCAGAATTAGAAGAACAAGAATATTGTGAAAAATTTAATGTAATTATTGAATGTAACGATGAATATCAACAAGAAATAATTTATAAAAAAATGCAAGCTGAGGGTTATATATGCCAAGTTCAAAGTTTATAGTTTCATCTAAAGTTGGGGAATCTTTCAGAATAAACAAAGTTAAAGGTATGTTTGACTGTCAATTTCAAGAAATAAAAAAAGAATTCGATGTTAATATTCCAATTGAAAACGAGAAGTGGAACATAGGCTTGATAGTTGGCGCAAGTGGAACAGGCAAAACAACAATAGCTAAAAAAGTGTTTGAAGACTTTGATTTATTCAATGGTTTTGAGTGGAATGCCGATTCTATACTTGATGATTTTCCAGAAGATTTGTCTGCAAAACAAATAACGGAAATATTGTGCAAAGTTGGCTTTGCGTCACCGCCAGATTGGTTGAAACCTTTTAGCGTATTGTCTAACGGTCAGAAGATGCGAGTTGAACTCGCTAGATTGATTTTAGAATCAGATAAACCATTTATATATGACGAATTCACATCAGTAGTAGATCGTCAAGTGGCTTGCATAGGAAGCGCAGCTATTCAAAAGTTTATAAGAAAAATGAACAAACAATTTATAGCTGTTAGTTGTCACTATGATGTCGAAGAATGGTTAGAACCTGATTGGATTTATGATGTAAATAAAATGGAATTTACTAGGGGGAGTCTTCGGCGCCCAGAAATCAAAGTCGAAGTTAGAAAAGCAAAACAATCAGAATGGAAACAGTTTATGGAGTTTCACTATTTGAGTCATGCTCATAACAACGCGGCGCACAAATACATAGCTGAAATAAACGGAGAACCCGTTGCATGGTGTTCGGTCCTTCATTTTCCTCATCCGCATGTTAAAAACATGAAAAGAATACATCGAGTTGTAGTTAAGCCTGATTATCAAGGAATTGGAGTTGGAGCAAAATTAATATCTGAAATATCAAAAAGATACAAAAAAGATGGATATAGGATCAGCCTTGTAACCAGTTCGCCTTCATTTATTAATGGTTTAAGTAAATCAAAAAATTGGGTTATGACAAGAAAACCTTCAAGGTTGCAAAACACAGCTAAAACAGGAGCTCTTGCAGGCACAACAAGCGATGAAAGATTGACCGCAAGCTTTCAATTCAAAATGATTTAAATTATATTGTACTCTAATACAAATTAGGGGAAGTAATTATGAAAATATCAACCACACGCAAAGAAGCGAGTTTTTATATAGCAAGAGTAGGCAGCAAAGCAGGTATGCCGATGTGGAAAAACTACACAGCAAATAATGCATTTAGTGTTGATAGCGATAACCCAGAACGTGATTATCAAGTAGCACTTCATTTATACAGATCAGGTCAGCTTCGTGCTTATACGGTAGGCACATGCCAACCTTCAATAAGAAAGCGTGATATAATAAGACTTATTGACAACCATATTGTTAGCAATAATGTTTTAAAAAAAATGGCTGAAATAGATAAGTTAATCAGACTCAAAGAGGACGAACTTGCCAAACTCAAAGAGTTACAAATGGCAATAACGAGATATAAATGAAAGAAAAAAACAAAGGCGGTAGGCCACCAGTAGTATTGACTGATGAGCAAATCATCGAGCTTCAAGCATTATCGGCTGTATTAAATAAAACACAATTAGCAGATTATTTTGGCGTTTCACACGTCACTTTGCTTGCAATTGAAGAAAGACAACCAGAAGTTTCTTTAGGTTATAAAAGAGGAAAGGCACGAGCGATAGCGTCAATTGGCGGTAATTTAATAAGCCAAGCCAAGTCTGGAAACACTGCCGCAGCCATTTTTTATCTTAAAACGCAGGCAGGTTGGAGAGAAACACAAGATGATACTTCGGGCGACTCAGCGCAGCCGTTAACAATTAATTTTGCTGTTGCCGATGCAGTGAAGGATATAAAAATAACCAATGCTGACAGTTAGCGCACCTCAAAATGCATTCCTTAACAAGCTCAAGACGCCATACCGGGCATATGTTGGCGGGTTCGGTAGCGGTCAAACGTTTATAGGTTGCATTGATTTACTTAACTTTTTTGGAGCGCATCCCGGCACAACACAGGGGTATTTTGGTATAAGTTACCCATCAATGAGGGATATTTTTTATCCTACCTTTGAAGAAGCCGCGCACATGCTTGGCTTTACTGTTGTCATTCGCGAGTCAAACAAAGAAGTGCATGTGTATCGCAACGGATTTTTTTATGGCACTGTTATTTGCAGGTCAATGGATAACCCAGCATCAATAGTTGGTTTTAAAATATCACGCGCATTAGTCGATGAAATTGATGTACTGCCAAAGGACAAGGCAAACAAAGCATGGAACAAAATTGTTGCACGTATGCGCCTCAAGATTGAAGGCGTTGAAAATAGCATTGGTGTTACCACTACCCCAGAGGGTTTTCTATTTGTCTATTCGAAATTCAAAAAAGATCCGACCAAAAGCTATTCAATGGTTCAGGCTTCAACATACGAAAACGAAGAACACCTGCCCGATAACTATATCGAAACATTAAAAGAAACATATCCGGGTGAGTTGATCAATGCTTACATTGACGGCGATTTTGTTAATCTTACTTCGGGCACTATTTACAATGAATTCGACAGAGTAAAACACAATACTGATGTAGAGTGGAACGGTCGTGAGGCATTACACATCGGTATGGATTTTAACGTTTGCAATATGAGCGCAGTGATCGCAGTTATCCGAAAGGGCGTGTGTTATGACATTGATGAGATAACAGGTGGTTATGATACACCAAGCATTATCCGCACAATACAAGAGCGTTATCAAAATTGTCAGGTTAATATTTATCCTGATGCAAGTGGCAAAAACAGAAACGCACAAGGCGCGTCTGAATCATCAATACAATTATTAAAACAGGCTGGATTTCAAGTATTTGCTAAAAACAAAAATCCTTTTGTAAAAGATAGAATACTGGCTGTGAATACCAGTTTTATAAAAAAACTACATTTTGTGAATGTTAAACGTTGTTCTGTTCATACGTCAAACCTAGAGCAGCAGATATACAACAACGCAGGCGAGCCAGACAAAACGGCTGGTGATGATCATACTAATGATGCAATCGGCTACTTGATACACTATAAATACCCAGTTATCAAGCCCACTACCACAGCAACGCGAATGATAGTATAATAATCAAAAATCGGTTAAGCCGATCACCTAACATAATTAAACAGGCTTAATATGACCACAGTTACAGAACCCAGAATCGAATACACTGATCAACTAATTGACGTACAACGCAACCGGGCGGCTGTTGCTGGTGAGCGTTCTGTAAAGCGTGGTGGTGTTAAGTTTTTACCGCCGTTGGCTTCTATGTGTTGCTCAATTACTTATGATGAAAACGGTGAGCAGCAATTCAGACAAAGCATAACACTAACGAAAGAAGGTCAAGCTGCTTATACAAAATACATTGCTTTGGCTTCATTTTATGGCGCAACAGGCAGAACCGTTGATGGTTTAGTTGGCCTAATATTTTCAAAGCAGGCAGTGCAAGATTTGCCAGATTCAATTCAATATCTTGATGAAAATGCAGACAGCAAAGGTAATTCATTGCGCGACTTGGCAAAGAAAGCGGCCACCGAAGCTATGATTTCACCTCGCTCTGGAATTCTAGTTGCTCGACCATCTACACCAGAAGGATCAAGCATTGCAGACGTTGAAGCGCAAAACCTGCGACCTAAATTATTATCTTATAAATTCGAAGATATAATTAATTGGGATTATGAAGTGATCAACAATGTCGAAAAGCTGTCATTAGTTGTACTTTGTGAGCTAACAACAAAGCGTGATGGATTTAAAGTTGATGTTGAAAAACAATACAGAGTGCTGGAATTAATCGAAGGGGTTTATCATCAATCGCTATACAATGACGCAGGCGCTCAGATTGAGGGTGTATTGCCTGTTACTATTAATGGTTCTACTTCTGATATTATCCCGTTTTATTTTATCGAGGTTGGTGCAGAAGGTAAGTCGATCATTAATGACTTGGTTGACATGAATTTCCATCATTACCAAGTTAGCGCAGATTATAATAGTAAAAACCACTTTTCATCCTTTACGATATATTATGAGACTGGTGCAGATTCAAGCCAAAACATGCTGATGGGTAACGGCGTTAAATGGTCAAACAGAAGTAGTGACGCAACATTTGGAATATTACAACCTGACGGCAATGCAGATGCGCTTAGAATATCATTGCAAGATGATGAACAAAGAATGGCTGCATTGGGCGCAGAAGCATTAAAGCCGCGATCAAGTGGCGCAGAATCAGCAGAAGCAAAAAGCCTTGACCAAGTTGCACAAAACTCAACAACCGCAGATGTGGCTATCACAATTAGTGAAGCATTAACCAAAGCGTTGAATTTTGCGTCGATGTGGATGGGTAGCACTGAAGAAGCTGTTTACCAGTTGAACACAGATTATAATCCTACAGGCATGAGCGGTCAGGATTTGACTGCCATAGTGTCAGCATACCAAGGCGGCGCTATTTCATACGACACATTGTACGAGAATTTACAGCGTGGTGAGATAGCCAGTGTTGAAAGAACGGCGGATGAAGAAAGAGCGATGATCACAAATGCTGATACGGGAATGGATGAGTGACAGATCTAACAATACAGCAATCTTCGCGTCATGCTGTTTATGTTCAGCGTTTTGCTGGGTATCTTGCAAACCTGTTTGATCCATCACTTACGAAATTACAACGCGAGCTTAAAATACTAATGGCTGATGCGCCAACTGAGACAACAAACATTAGGCGCATCAATAGTCTAATATCTGAGTATAAAAAAGCGTCAACAATTGTTTATGGTGAGTACAACACAGAAATATTATTTAAAGAGTTAGAAGAATTTTCAGGCGATGAGGCAGAATGGCAAGTTGCAGCACTTGACAAGGCTGTTGATTCACCTGTTGTAGTTTTAACGACTCCAACACCCGCACAAGCTTGGTCTGGCGTATTGTCAGAGCCTTTGGTGTTTCCAAATAGTGCAGGCGTAAAATTATTAGAGCCGTTTATAAAAGGTTGGGAAGCCAACCAGATTGAAAAGGTTAGCGATATTATACGGACTGGATTTATTACCGGGAAAACCAACCAGCAAATTACACAAGAGATAGCAGGCAAAAACGGCATACTTGATAAACAGACACGATCATCAGTTAAAACAATGGTTAGAACCGCGACGACTCACACAAGCAACTTAGCGCGACAAGAAACATTCAACCAAAACGATGATGTGATATTAGGTTATGAATGGGTATCAACGTTAGACAGTCGCACAAGCAACGTCTGCAAAGGTTTAGACGGTAAAATATACAAGAACAAAGACAAAAACAAACGATACCCACCAGCGCACCCGAATTGCAGAAGCAGCACAGCACCTGTACTTGATGCGCGTTATAGATTAGACGACAGCGTGAATACCAGAGCATCAAGAGGTGTCGAAGGCGGTCAACAGGTAAAGGCTGACCTTACATATTATGACTGGTTAAAAGAGCAGGGCGGCCAAGGTGCAAATGGTAGAGCCTTTGTACTTGATACACTTGGAGAGGATCGCGGCATATTGTTTTTAGATGGTGGTTTATCAGTTTCAAAATTTAAACAACTAACACTTGATGAAACTTTTCAGCCAATTAGTCTGTCAAAATTAAGAAGTAAAAAGTCACTACAATTGGCTTTTGATAAAGTTGGTGGGGGTGGCTAATATCGGTATTTGTTATTATTTTTTTTAGGTGTTAAAATGTAAACTAATCTTTACAGCACTAAGTGCTTAATCAACCTCAAGGGTTTAACATGTTAAACGGACTGGACAAGATCGACGGGCTAACGCCTGAGCAAATAGAGGCAGTTAACGGCCTCGCTGGTGGTTTAATCAACAAAAAAACTGAGTTAGAAGAAAAGCTTTCAAAGGCCAAGGGTTCT